ATCTTCGTATGCTTCCATAGCTTTGTCTGCTACTTCATTAAGTTCTCTATCCGCCATTTCACCTAAGCCTTTGACTGCTGGTAAAGCACTAGAGATTTTGTCAAACTCTGCTATGTCACGCAATGTTTCACTATTTTGTTCTACAACTTCTTTGTTTTGCTTCTTTTCTTTTTTGCTTTCGTCTTTGATAATTTCTTTACTATCGGGAAGATCAAGAAGTTCTTCTAATTTCTTAGTCATTATATGCTCACTTTATTGTAAGTATTTATCTTGTGCCTTGATGGAACATGTCCTTTTCTGTCACAATTCTAAAGCGTATTCCTTTAGATTTACAGTAAGCATTAGCCGCTTGCCATTTTACTTGGTTAAGAACAGCATGTGCTTTATTAGTCCTACTGTTTCCGGCACTTTCTAAAGAAACTTGATTGCTTGGTTTAACTTCTACTAGCTCAACCATATTTCTTCCTGTTTTTGTTTTATATTGTATAAAAAAGTCTGGGACGTAAATTGTTTGTTTTCCTGTAAACGGATTTTTATATGGTATCTTTACTGCTTCACTTGCCCAAGATTGGACAGCTGGATTTTCATCGCAAAATTTACAAAACGCAAATTCCCAACTACTTCTATAAGTTGGCGTTTTACGTCCTACGTATTTTTCAGGATATTTAAGTGTATATTTTCCTTGAGCAAAACGGGACATATGTTACCCCATAATGTTTCTTGCTTCTATAGGCTTTGTTGTATTATCAACTTTAAATCCTAAGGCACTTATTTTTTGCCTGTTAAAGTTAATTACTTGTGCTACAGCGTAACTTAACTGTAATCTATCTAAACCTTTTAACGTGTCTAAAAGTTCAAAAACTTTTACTTTATCAATTTTAGCCTGTTGTAGAAGTATTGCTCCTGTAGATTTTGCGGCTTCTTTATCAAATCCTTTAGATTCTAAAAAACCAACTACAGCATCTACTTCATTTGCTCCAAATGATAATTGTTGTTTATAATATGTATTGAATAATTTTTTTGTATTTTCTTGATTATCTGTTACTTCTTTTTTAGGAAGATTTAAATTAAGAGTGTCTGTAGTCATTTATTATTCCTCTGGAAACTCTGGGCCACTCAACGCATTTTCTGCTGATGCCGCTCCAATCTGACGACCAAGATCAGCACCAAGCAAGTTATCTCGTACACCCGCGGCGAAGCTACTAGCATTAAAACTACTAAAGTTAGCTCCACTACTAAAGTAATCATTAGCCAATTTACCAGCACCTACCACAGCACCAGCAGTTGCTAAAGTTTTTAGATTGCCGCCGCCAGCGCCTTTGGGAAATGCTAAACCTGATACACCACTGACATCAATACCTGTAGCTTCACCTATAGCATCTAAACCTGCTCCTAACAATTCGCCTTTTAATCCACCTAATGATAAACCTTGCGCATTTGCTATTGTATTAGCGGCCTTAAGTACAGTTCCGAAGTTTGCTTTTCCGCTTGTGATATCATCAATTACACCAAAGCCTCCTGCTAATACGCCTCCAACACCTAATAAACTACTAGCGCCTCCACCTGATAGACTGTTAGGACTTGATGTCTTATCATAATGATCTGTGCCAAAGCCTTTTGGAGTTCCGTTATTTACTGGACCTCTACTATAGTGAACAGTTTCATATTCTAATGTCATTTGGTTAGTGACACCCTCACTTACTGAATTATCCATAGTGTCATGTTGCCAACCACTTATAATTGGATTGATTAAAGCCATTGTAGTATAACGTTTACGTGATAATTGGTGTATTTGTATACTACTAAAAAATGGAACGCTTACATCGTTATCCATACCATAACGATATTGTTTTTGACTATATGATACTCCTGCGGCATATTCATCTGAAAAACTAGGCTTTGTACTTGCGTATTGTCTAATAGTTGGTTCAGGTGCGCCAGCTGGACTTACTTTTGAATAGTTACCGTCTCTAAAATAATATCTATAGTATGCTTCCCACATGGCAGTAGTAACACCAAAGTTATCATCATGAAATTGTATTGTCACTGGTGAATAATCAATTCTTTTATGTACTGCACGTTTTTTATTATATTGATGCTTGATATCAGTTTGTATTTGGAAAGCAGGTAATTGTACATTTTTTACAAGCATTCCTAATTCTGTTAGATGTTTTTCTGCTAGTTGCGGTATACTTTTTGTTGCTTCTCTATTAATATTAAATGTGACATGAAAAAGAAATTTTGACTTTGGAGCCAAACGCATGTTATCATCAACATACATTCTTGAAGCATGAGCATAATCACCAAGATTTCCTTTAGGACTTAATGCTCCTGATACTACATTATCTAAAAAACCATTTAAAAAACTTGCCATATAAATATTTATCCTTTTGAATTATATGGGTAGATAATTCAATCATAAAAAAAGGGGCATTAAGCCCCTTAATTTACTGTCATTCTAATTTGTATTAACCAGAACCGCCGCCTGTGATAGCTGTGTTAACAGTTCTACCTATTGCTGTACCTATTCCTGTACCTTGTGGTGTTTGGATAGCATTGTCGTAGCGGATACTTAGTGTTGTAGTAACAACCTCTGAAGTTGCGTAATTCAGTGTGTTGTAGTTTGCGTTTTCTAAGTAGCAACCATACAGCTCAAATGTTTCAAGCACTGTCGGAACACTAGCACCATTACCGCCATCAAGTATTTCAATACGTGTAACAAATTTGTAGTCTGCGCCTGAAGCTGCACTTGACTGTTCGAAGAAATCGAACTGTTTCTGTAGCTGTTCGCCTACTAGTTTTTGTACATTATTTGAAACATCTTCACGTAAGTTAAGTGTAATTGGTTCCCAAGTGTGTTTACCTGCTAGATAAACTCTTGAGTTGTAAATGTCAACAGTCATTTGATCAAAAGTAACGTTAGGTCTTGTTACGTCCATAACTTGTTTTGTTAGCTCTGTTGACGGACTTGATACACCAAAGTTTTCCAATGACACTCTAAAGCGGTATTGAAGCTTCGGCATCAACAAACCCTGGTTAGAAGCACTTGCGTTACTATCTAATGGTACTGTTAATTTTGAAAGTGTTGAAATTGCCATTATATACTCCTGTTACTTTTATTTATCAAATTATAGTCCTGCTATTTCTCCGGTATTTTTCAGTCTCAACGGAATGTAAATAAATTCAACTGCTTTGACTGGTTCAATCGCAATATCAACATAAAGTTCGTTTCTGTCAATTCTGCTCGGAGTATTGTTAGACTCATCACATACAACTAAGAAGTCATATAATGCTCTTTGTGATACAAGCTCTAGCATTAAGCTATCTACCTGTGCCTTGATTTCATCACGTGTGATTTTATCATTTGGCTCAAAGATATATGGCTTAGCAAGTTTCTTAAGTTGTGATCTTAAGTAAATTACTAGTCTTGCTACGTTAATTCTATCTAACGCACTAGCATTTCTTGCTCTTGTTTTTTGTCCAAAGTTAACAAGTCCAGCACCTGTTAGGAACGTAATTGGATTCACATTAAGTGCATACAGTGTATCACGTTGTCCTTCATTTAGTGCTATTGATTTAAATTCGCCTTCAGCATCTACAAAACCTGAAGCACTTGCGTTTGTAATACCACCACGTCTTGTTCCTGCTGGAGCAAACCATGGAAAAGATACTTGATCGCTTAGTGCTAGTGTTCTTAGCATACCGTGACTTGGTGGAACAACAACATTGTTACCTGCGTTGTCACTAGTAAATAAACTCGGATAAAACACACCTAAGTATTCATCTCTGCTTACAAGTCCTTGATCGTTATCCTCAACAGCAAGAGCTACGTTACTACCCCAATTATTAAGTGTAGTAGCATCACTTGTTAATCTTACTGGTGAATCACCTACGATAAATGCTGTCAAACCTCTATCAAAGTTAAGTGAAATCATTTCACCTATTAGCTCTGGATAACCTGGAGTTGCCATAACATTGAATAATCTTGATTCATCGTCACGGATTTCTTGGTTACTGTTTACCATTGCTTGTAGTGCTTGAATAACTACTTTACGTTGTGCTTTACGTCCAAAGCTACCTGCGCCATTTGGCTGGTTAGCTGATTCTGTTAACCATCTGTGTGGATAATAGTTAGACATACTTTCGTCACCATTTATTTCATTCTTCTTAGTGGTGTCGATATAGTTACGTACAAACTTCTTAACATTAAAGCCAGAACGTCTTAAGTTCCATAACAGCATACCTTTTGGATATAGTGCTGGATCTGGAGCATCTGGATCTTTGTAATTACTCAATAGTAATTCAGGTATTGTTCCACTAGGTGCTACAGGATTAGTTCCGCCTGATCCACCTGATGTTCCAAATCTAACGTCAGCAAACAAAATACCATCTTCAGTTGTTTGATCGCCTTCATCTAGCTCAAGCCATTTTTGTAAATCTTGATTATAAACATGTACTTGAGGATAATTTTCTAGATCAGCAGTTGATACCAAAATATCGCCTGTAACAAGTTGGCTTGTATCTGATTGTTGTGTTGGCTCAGTAGCACTTACAATTGGTCCAGCTGGATCTGAGTCAGGATATACATTTTGATAACCTACAAAGTCTGTACCGTTGTGTACAAGGATATCTACTTCATCAACAATTGAGCTGTACCAAAGTCTACCATCTGCTGTTAAAGCAGTTGGAGCATCAGGACTTGCTGTTTGTGTTAAAATTTTCCAGTTTGACACATGGAAGTCATAAGCTGTATCTCCTGATGGAGCATCATACAAGTTAGGTGTACCTGTCTTATTTGTATAGTTCCAAGCTGAGAAACCAATGCCTGCGAATAAACTGTTAGTATCTTTGATTCTAATTTCACCGCCATCATTATGTTCAATTACAACTCTGTTACTTGAATCAACGCTTGCTACAATGTTTTCAAATCCACCTGCGTTAATTGATGCCGCAACTAAGTCTGCGTCACTAGCCGCACCAGTTGCTACAACTTGTAATGCTTTTCCGCCTTGTATTGCCGCTTTAGTTGGATCACTTTCAGCCATTGTATACCCATATGTGCCTGCTGATAGTGAACTTGCTGTAATTATTTCTGAAACAATTTTTGTAGAACCTGAAGCATTTCTTGCTTTAATACAAAAATCATGTTCTTCATTTTCTTCATTTGTTACGTGTGCCATTACATATAATTGAGCAAGTGCTAAATTAATTCCGCCACCAGTTTTATCTAACTTAAATAATGCTTCTTCGTTTGTTGTATAAATCGGAGCATCTTTGTCTTCCCAAAGTCTTGTTGTTCCGTTGTATACTTTAACTTTTATTTGAGCACCTAAGTTAGCATCTGTAGTTTTAAACCATACAGATCCTGTTGGTCTTGATTGTGTATCAGCAGTTTTAAATGCTGGAACATTTGTATGTGGCGCAATCG